ATCCAGCGGAAGCGCCGAAGGACGAGACTGAAAAACAAGAAGTCACTCCCCGCCTCCCTGAAATAGCGGGGCACACGAGGCGATCCGGCGTTCCGCGATCTGGATGTAGTCCGCTTCCCGCTCGACGCCGATGAAGGGCCGCAACTCAAAGGCGCACGCCATTCCTGTCGTGCCGCTCCCCATGAACGGATCGAGCACGGTTCCACCTTCAGGCGTCACGAGCCGCACGAGCCAGCGCATGAGTTCAACCGGCTTAATGGTGGGATGCGTGTTACGGCGTGGGCGTGGGCGTGGGCGTGGGCTGCCGTCGCCGTTCGCCGCGTGGCCTCGTGGCCCGCTGTGCTCATAGTCGCGTTCGTCGGTGTAAATGCCTTCGTCCCGCTCGGATCGTGAAGGCTTGGCGACGTAGAAGAATCGGGCCGCTCCCCCGCTCGATGCGCCGATCCCTTCGGGATTCTCAGCGGTGCCCTTGAACGCGCCATCGCCGCTGCGAAACTTGTCGGAGTTACGCCTGAGCGTTCCGCTCTGCTCGTCCAGCATCGACGCTGCGGCTTCATCGAGGGCGACGTTCGCAGGCCATCGGCCAGACTCGGAACCAACGGTGACTGTCTTTGGCTCCCATGCGTCGTCCTCGTGCGGGAACTGTCCGCGACCGCCTTCCTTCACGCGCCTGGTATCGTCTGCGCCTACCCTGCCAGCGTCGATGTTCAGCGCCCCTGTGCCGAACGCTGAGACGTTGGCCGCAACGGTGCCACTCAGTGGCTTCCGGCCCATCACGACCGGCTCCCATGCGGGCTTGAGGGCCGTTCCGCGTCCGTCGCCCACGTTGAGGGACTTCGGAAAGCCCTGCCCGTAGAGCCAAGACAGGCAGTCGCGGATTTCAAAACCGGCGTCTTCAATCGCGCAGGTCATGCGGTGAAACGTGCGCGGAGCGCCGAACGCCAGCAGATGCGCGCCCGGCTTGAGCACGCGATAGACCTCGCGCCATGTCTCGACCTTGAACGCCACGCCCGTCCCGTCCCACTTGTGGCCCATGAAGCCGCCCGCGCCGTTGCCCGTGCCGATCCGTGCCCGGCCGTAGGGGGAGTCCAGATTGACCGAGGCTGCCCCACTACCGCCTTTCTTCCCGGAAGTCAGGTCATACGGCGGATCTGTCACGCACGCATCCACAGACGCCTCAGAGAGCGTCGGGAGCACGTCGAACAGATCGCCGTGATAGATCACTTCAATTTCCCCCAAGGCAAACACTCAACGGTCACCCAATTGAATCGGCCGTCAGCAAAACCTTGTTGCTGGCAAGCGATAGTGGCGACGTGCTTGTAGGCATCGCGCATACCGAACGACGCCCAATACAGCGAAGCGACAACGCCTCCCAAGACGAAGCCGGTGATAAATGCTCGACGGTTCACTCCAGCCCTCACTTTTGTAATTTATCTAAGGGAGTCAAGTATATAAGTCCCATCGCATTGGTGGCATCGGACGGCCTTTACCGTCTCTTGTACCAGTCTGACGGTGCCGGCGTTATCGGGCACCAGGGCCGATCCTTCGGGCTCCTGACACTCGAAGTGCTGCCCGGGCTCTATTACGGCGATCGCGTGCCCGGTCCGACGTCGGCGCCGCAGAAGATCGGCCAGTGCCGATCGGGCGCCGGGCAAGGTCTCCCCCGTGACGATGTCGTACGACATGCCGCAGTACGCCGAGAACCGGAGCGCCCAGGTATCGGCGGGTAAGCGTTCGGTTCTCATGAGATACGCTCCTGGACCCATGCAGCTGCCACAAACCGAGACAGGTCCTCACGCGCGGCCCACGGCACTATCACCGTCCGCTCTATTACGATGGTCACCGGCTCCCCGCAGTCCTGACAGACAATCTCAGCGGTCGAGTCGTGTAGCCAGTAGTCGCCTCGGTCCGCGGAAAACGGTCCCTTGCTGCACTGGCGGCAGTAGAGGGACGGTCGGCGGGACAAAATCACCGACCCGTCAGGTAATGTCTTACTGGTGATTTCTGGTAGATCAGCGTATGTCATACAAGGGATCTCCTGACTTTGACCGGCATGAGTCCGAGGCCACGCGACAGGCGCCGGGCGTTTTTTGCGTCTAGCTTGGCGCGGCGATCAGCCTCCATAGACACCTCTAGGGCCAACCGAAATACACGCGACAGAGTTACGAGGTACTCCCGCCGGGTGCGCGCGGGCCTGAGTCCGATGGTTTGGTTCGGGTAGAGGGTGACGACTAGCGGCCGTGAATACACGCTCGGCGCGAGGCGTCGGACGGGACGAGTTAGGTGCGTCATGCCTCACACCTCAGCTGCTCCGCTAACAACCACTGCACGAGGACTAAGGCGCTTTCCGCGGGGCCGGGCTGCCAAAGGGTTGGTTCTTCCCGGAAGTTTGCGGCCCGGCCAAACACACAAGCATTATCGTAAGGGCACGGCCCACCTTTCGCCCATGCGCTAAACGGCGCCGATCCGAGAGGGTGATTCGCGGCGTCGTACCGCATGAGCTCGCTCACGTACTGCGTTGACCCCCAAGACGCCAGGAGCATCATCGGAGGCGTCGTCCATTTCGTACGGCAGCCATAGTGCGCGCCCCTGAGGACCGCGCCCCTGAGGTCCGCGCCCGCCTGCAACGCCTTGAGGACGGCATCCTTCACCGTCGCGGCCTCGCCAGCCCATAGCACCCGGTGATCCCAACGAGAGATAATATCCCTCATTATAGGCCCGCTCGGTGCTCAAGGTAGATAAACACTGCGATCATCGGGCCGACTTGCGGCGGAAGAACGTGAGGACGTGCGGTGTGCTTGTCATGGTCAGCTCACTATATAAAAACGACAAGCATTTGTCAAACCCCCCGCTTTTGCCCGGCCGCGTCCTCCCACGTGTACCCAAGGTCCCTGCACCGGCGGTGGATGTGCTCGATAGGTAGGTGCGTCCGCCGGGACAGTGACACGAGCTCGGCGTACGTCAGGTGTCGTGTCCGGTACTCCCGATCCTGGGCATCGTACATCAGGGCCACGTCCAACAAGGTGCCAAGGTCGATCCCCCGCTGCAAGGCCAGATGCCGCGCGGCCGCGTGTGCGTCCCGGAGCGTAGAGAGTTCCGCGTTGATCGCGGCGAGCTGCGCGGTATGCTCGCGCTCCAGTGTGTCAGACTGGGACCGTAGCGCAACGCGCTTGGCTCGTGTCTCTGTGTCGAGAGTGGTCCGTCTCATGCGCCAGGCGGCTTTAGCCGAGCGCAGAGCGTGGCGGTATTGAGATTCAGTCATGTCTATCCCTTCTGTTTTTGCGTTTCGTTGTTTTTCCTAAGGATACGAGGGGTTTAAGTGCATCACAAATCGCTATAAGATTTACCAGCATACTACAATACTTTACCGTTCCCTTAGAAATTAAAGTATACCTCGTGTTCTCAGAGCAAATTAGATCAATGTTAAACACCTCGGATCCTTAGCGTTTTCGACGAAACGTGTTTTCGGGGTTTTCGGCGCCTCGGACTAGGCTCGGCGCGGCACAGATCAAGGATAGGTCATTCGCCCTTAAAAGTGTTGTTTAGGCTCAACCCCGGATGTCTGTGTCATTTTTTTGACCCCAAGTCAAAAAACCCCCGACCTTTTTCCCCTCGGACAACATAACCACTGTTATCAGACCCTGTTACAACTAACCCTTTAGAATCAACAGGTTAGGGTTACGCCACTTTTCTTATGGAGTAACTTTCGCCTCGCGACTTTCGCTCGGCACTGTGCTGTACGACCTGACCCCACACCCCTAACTTACCCTAAACCATAGACACCTCTAGGTTTACGTCGTGCTTGGCGAATATACCGCGAATGTTGACCCCGTCGCCGTCCTAATGTCTCCGCCAGTTCGGCGGCCAGGCCCCTTCCGGGGGCCCCACCCAGCAGGGTGCGTGGCTTCGCGTCACACGTGTGTGTTGGCATCTTTCGCTTCCCCTTCGCGTATAACGAAGAGAGCCATGCGCCGCGCGCTCGTCGTCTTGGTCTTGGCCGCAGCGTGTCTTGGTCCTCGTATCCACGAGATCGTTCCGCAGCGGACGCCGTTAGACTGTGCGGTGGCTTCCCTTGCGATGCTGGCTGGTAAGACGTATGACGAGACTGACCGCGCGCGTCTCGCGTTGGGTATTGAGATTGGGACGGTCGGGATGTACCCCGACGACATCGTCCGGGTGGCGGCCATGCTCGGGGTGACGCTCACGCGGATCGCCACGACGGCCGCGCCTCTTTCGGACGAGGGTATCCTGATCGTGACACTTCGGGGCGGGGACATCCACGCGGTCTATCTCAGCCGAGGCGACGTCTACGACCCCCTAGAGCGGTGGCCGGTCCCCTACAGCATGGCGCAGATGTCTTGGCGGTCGGTGGTGATGTTCTTGAAGAGGGTGAATTGAACGCGGTTGTCGTTGAGAAGCACGGCAAGAAGGAGATCCTCTACACACCGTACCCGCATCAATCTCGTTTTCACGCAGCGACGTCGCCGAACTGTCTGATGGAGGGAGGGGGCGGGTCTGGTAAGTCGCTTTGTATGCGGTGGGACGCCTATCTCCGGTGTCTCGCGGTACCTCGGTTCAGGGCGCTCATCCTGCGGCGGTCAATGCCCGAGCTCCGGATGAGTCAATTGGCCGCGGTGCCTTTTGAAGCTGAACAGTTAGGGCTGGCGAAAGACGCTTGGCACTCGACGTTCAACATCCTGCGGTTCCCGAACGGGTCAACCCTTGAATTCGGGCACATCGAGGATGATCAGGCGCTCCCCCGATATCTCTCGTCGGAATTCGAGGCGATCTACTTCGACGAGCTCGCGACGTTCACGCTCCGGCAGTTCAAGTTCCTCGCCTCGCGTGCGCGGACGACGAAACTGAAGTTGACACCGATCGTCAGGGGCGGCACGAATCCGGTGGGCACGGGCGCCGGGTGGGTCCGACGGTACTTCATCACGAAGCAGGTGTCGAAGGACGAGGACGCGGTTTACGACCCGAAGGAGTATGAGTCGATTCACTGCAACGTCGACGACAACCCGTCGGTCAACTTGGCGGACTACGAGAACCGGCTCATGGGGCTCCCATCGGACGCGCTCCGCCGCGCGATGCGTCACGGCGAGTGGGTCATTGAGGGGCAGTTCTTCAGCGAGTGGGACGTCAAGCGCCACGTGATCCACGACCCGCCGATGTATCGTGGGAAGCCGATCTGGCTGGCCGAGCACATCGAGATTGTGCGCGTCGTCGATTGGGGGTACAGCGCCACGGGCAACCCGGGGGTCTGTCTCTGGTTTGCGTGTTTGCCGGATCACTCGGCGATTTGCTTTCGGGAGTGGGCGTTCAGGGAGACGCTCCCGGCTGACGTGGCGCGGGAGATTCAGCGACAGTCGAAGGATCTGCGCGTCCGCTACACGGTCGGGGACACGGCGATGTGGCAGGAGCACACGGGCCCCTCGATTGCCGAGCAACTCGCGAAAGCCGGCCTCGGGATGGTTGAGGCGGACAAGGCGCGCATCCCTGGGTGGGTGGAGTGCCACAACTGGCTGAAGGAGACGGTTCACTGGGGCACGACCGAGGTTCCCCGGCTCACCTTCTGGGACGGCGGCGTGCCGAACACGATTCGCACGCTCCCCGAGATGGTAGTGGACCCCAAGGATCCGAATGACCTCGTGACGACCAACGTGGAAGACGACGCGGCTGACTGCGTGCGGTACTTCGTGATGAGTCGCCCCGGGAAGAGCGCCAACGTCAAGGCCGAGAACCCGGCGATGGCGTGGATGTGGAAACAGATTCGTAAGAAACGGTCGAACGGCGACCGGCTCGGGACGGAGGCGCGGAGGCGCTACGCATGATGGACTTCACCACTCTAATCGACCCTCTCGTCAAATCCCTGGGCGCCGCGCTCGCCGCGATCATCTCGGCGTACGTCGTGCAGTTTCTCCGGAAGCGGAACATCCTGCTGGACGATGTGAAGGTGCAGAACGCCGTGCGCCAGGGGATCGGCTACGCCGAAGAGTACGCCGCGCGCTACGCGAAGGAGTTTGCCGGGAAGAAACTTTCCGGGCAGGCTAAGCACAACATCGCGGCAGATGTCGCGCGGCAGATTGCGCCGCAGGTGAGCGAAGACGTGGTGCAGCGTACGATCACGGCGATGCTCCCCGAGATGCGCGTGCCGACGTATACGCCGCCTCCGGCGCCGGTGGTCGCCGATCCGGACAACCCAAAATCCTGACGCCCGATCTGCGCGCGTCGTTCGACGCGGCGGTGAAGGCGGTGCCTTCGGGGAAGACGTTCCAAGCGGGCGTGGCGGTCACGAACCGCGGCGTCGAGGCTGAAGCCGGGTATCGACCGAAGTCGTGGCTCGACGTCTCGGCGTACGCCGGTCGGCCGTGGGGCGGTGGGTGGACGACCGGTGCGCGCGTGACCATCAGTAGGTAGGGAGACGAGATGCCGGAGACAGAGAAAGTCGAAACGAAGGCGGCGGCCTGGAAGGGTCGTATCGCCGCGGCGGAAAAGAACAAAGACACCTACCTCAAGGTGTGGCAGGAGAGCGTCAACTACCGGGCGATGAAGCCGTTTCCGATGGCGACGACGGATAACGTTGATCACGTCGACCGTGTAGCCCTCAGCGAGGACTGGTCGCGCACCAAGGCCAAGACCGCGGAACTCGCGTTCAAACTCCCGAAGATCGTCGCGGGCGCATCAAGACCGGAGTTTCAGGACTCGGCGCCCATCGTGACCGCTCTCGTCAACAAGACGCTCAGACGTCTGCGCGCGCACTACGTCGTCGACGAGTGCCTGGCCGACGTCATCAACGCCGCAGGCGTCATGGCGGCGGTCGTGGGGATGGACATTCGGACGGAGGAGGTCCCGATCTCGTCGGCTCCGTTACCGGCTGCAAACGAGATCGTCGCCCCTCCGTTCGGAGACGTGTCGCCGATCGCGGATCTCGTCGACACGTCCGCGGGACCTGTTGACCTCGGCGACACGACACCGACGAAACCGGCCCTCGTTTCGGTGCGCCGCCGCATCTATCAGTCCCCGACCCTCAACCGTATCTCGCCCGCCGATCTCCTCTGGCCGGCGGACTTCCGCCTCTCGGATTGGCGGAAGGCCCCGTGGTTGGGTTACACGACCACGATGACCGAAGTCGAGATTCGCCGGGAGTGGGAAGACAAAATCCCCGACGACTGGCAAGCGGAGAGCGTGAAGGTAGAGGGCACCCTCGCCGACGATCTCCGACCGACGAGCGATCAGTCGGTGAAGTCTCCGACCGTCGAAGTGACGGTCATCTTCTATTACGCGGCCTGCTACGATGCGGACAAGAGCCACCCGGAGTGCATCCGGAGCCTGACGTTCATCGACGGCATCGACGATCCGGTCGAAGAGGGCGATGTCGACGAACAGATGTGGGTGCCTGAGCAGCCGGAGATCCCCGCGGGGCCGAACGGTGAGCCCGGGTCGCCGGCGGTGCGCGGCCATTACGAGGGGTTGACGCGGTTGCCGATTCTCGTCGAGACCCTCGCCTACGTCTCCGACACGGCGATTCCGCCGTCGGACTCGGAGGTCGGCCGCTCGAGTGTGCGCGAGCTCATGCGGTCGCGTAGTCAGATGATACGCCAGCGGGACCACTCGGTCCCGATTCGGTGGTACGACACCAACCGCTTGGACGAAACGGTCATCGACGGGCTTCGTGCTGGCCGATGGCAGGACATGATCCCGGTGAACGGACCCGGGGATCGTATCGTCGGGGAAGTCTCGCGCGCGGCGTATCCCAGGGAAAACTTCTCCTTCGACGCCGTCATCCGACAAGGTCTCGACCAGGCATGGTCGCTCTCGAACCCCGCGCTGGGGCTTCCTAACGCGGAGACGAAGTCCGCGACCGAGGTCTCGGCGATGGGCGCGGCGACCTCCAAGCGCAGCGACTACGAAAAAGAGCGGGTGAATCGGTTCGTCGTCGCTATTGCGGAGACCCTCTACAGTCTCATGCAGCGGTACGACGTGGCCGAGGACTACGTCGAGATCGTAGGCGAGGACGGCGCCGAGACACTCGTGGCGGTGAAGCCCCTCGACCTCAAGGGGCAGCACGAGTTCGACTTCGTCTCGGACTCGTCGGATCGGCTCGACGCGCAGACGCGCCAGGTGAACATCATCAAGATGTACAACCTGATGGCGAATTCTCCGTCTATCAATCGCCGCGAACTCGAGCGGCAGGTGTGGATTGAATTTGGCCAGGACCCGAAGAAGATGATGGCGCCGCCGGCTGAGCCTGCTCCGGAGCAGCCAAATATCAGCTATCGCTTCGGTGGAGAGGACATGCTGAACCCGATCGCGGTGGCGCTGTTGCTCAAAGCCAACGCCATTACGCCAAAAGAGATTGCCGACGCCACGCTCTTGATTCAGGACGCGATTCGGAAGACGCAGACGACCGACGCCTCGATCGTGCCTGACCCGTCGGCGCTACAAGACGTGCCCCCGGGCGGGGGCGGGGGGAAGGTCGAACCGCCCGAAACCAACGCGCCGATTCTGAAGCGAGCCGAGGACGGATCGAGGTTGGTGTAGTCGATGGCGCTCAACCCCGAAGAGAAAATGGACGCGCTCATGCGCGGCGAGGCGCTCCGGGCCGAGGTGCGAGCCGCCCGCGCGGCGATGAGGGAGGCGGCGCTGGCCCCCATCATTCCCCTTCCGGGTGTGCTGGACACCCCCGAGACGAAGGTAGACGCGGCGATTGACGAACACGACCTCCCGGCCAGGCCAAAGTACATCCGGCGTCGGACGCGAGCCCTTCTGGCCGAGAATCTCCCCGAGTATGCGCGTCTTCACCTCAAGGCGACGCAGAAAGCCGCTGAAAAAGGAGACGCCAGGCCCTCGGAGTGGGCGCTCCAGTCGGTCAAACCCGGCAGCGAGCCAGCGGTCGTGGAACCGGCGGCGAAGGAGATAACGACGGGGGGGATCAAGATTCTGATCGGGGTCAACCTAGGGGGGCTTGGCACGGTTGGGCCGGTTTCTGCGTATAACGAAGAGAAGGCGAATGAGGGAGTTCAAGCTGAGGTGGGTCATTTGCCCGAACCACGGGTCGTCGAAGGTGCTGTTGTGGGAAGATCAAGCGCCTCCCCCGTGCCGGGCGTGCGGAAGTCAGCAAAGTCGGCTTGAGCCTGAAGTCCGGGGCGTTTCGGCGGCGGTTCTGGGCGACGAAATTGACATCACGGTACCTCACGGGTTGTGCCACGAGGATGGCGCTCCGAGACGGTTCCGGTCGCGGTCGGAACTCCGGCGCGAAGAGACGGCGAAAGGTCTCCGTCTGCTCGAGCGCGGCGAAAAATTCGGAACGCAAGAGAGCCGGATTCCCAATTCGGCGTGGTAAGTGCCCGGCGAGGGCGCGCGGCTCGACCGCGATACCAACGAGGTGATAGATGAGTGGAGAGGACCCCGTCACGGATGTGATCCTGACGGCGATGGACGACGCGGGTTTGCGCGACGCGGATGCGTCGGCGGACCCGGAGCCAGTAGCAGCGGCGCCCGAGACAGAGATCCCCGCCCCGGATAAGGGGACCGAAAGCTCGGAGCCGTCCGCGGCGGACGAAGAGGCAGAACTCTCCGCGCTCGAGAAGGAACTCGCGGGCAAAGAGCCTCGGTTGGCGAAGGGCAAGATTTCGACGGCGCGGCACCAGGCGGTGCTCACGCGCGCGCGGAACAAGCACGCGGCCGAGCTCAAAACGCACGAAGAGCGCCTGGCAAAACTTGTCGATTACGAGAAACCAGACTGGGCGTTGAAGCGGGACGCCCTCGCATTGGCTGAGGCGCGGCCGGACCTTTACATCGACCTCCTCTTGGAGGACGAGCGGTACCAGAAAGAGTTCTCGCGCCGGTACCCGAAAGTCACCGAGTTACCGGCGCCTGTTGTCGAGCCCAAGGTCGCGGACGACCCTGAGCCGCAGCCTGACCGCATGGAGGCGGACGGCTCTCTCGGGTGGAGCGACAGTCAGGCCCGCAAACACAGCGAGTGGCAGGCGCGCAAGATCAAGGCCGAGCTCAAGTCGGAGTTCGACGCGAAGTTCGCGCCGATCGAGAAAGAGCACAAGGCGGCAGCCGAAGAGCAGCGCAAGCAGAAGTTCTTCGCGGAAGAGCATAAGCGCGTGCGGCAGCGGATCGCCGAGGCCAAGGAGAAGTGGCCCGGCTACGCCGAGTACGAAACCGTCATTCAGGAATACTTCAACGCGAATCCGAATACCACGCTGTACGACTCGTATATCGCGGTGGTGCCGGGGAAGTTGAAGGCGGATCGTGAGAAGGTGCGGGCCGAAGAGCGGGCGGCGGTCATCAAAGAGATGAACGAGAAGGCCAACCCGCCGGCTCGACCTGGTCCAGGCGCGAGGCCCGAGACGGTCGCCGATCCGACGAAGTCACGCAGCGTCGAGGACATCATCCTCGAAGACACCCGCGCCGTTATGCGCGCGGGACGCTAAGTTCTCTCACGCCAGAGTCCGACGCGATAGATCGGACGACGCGCGCTCCGCGCGCAGGCCCTCCGCGGCGACACAGCGGACAGACGAAGTCGAAAGTTTGTCTCTGTTCTTCGTGTGCCTTGTGAAGGAGGGCCACTCATGTCTGTTGTCTCCCAGATCATCTCCGTTTCGTACCCGAAGGTACTGAACGAGAAGCGAAAGCCCACAAACCAGTGGGCCGACAGTTCGTTCCTCACTCACCTCGAGAAGAAGGGCGCGCTCGTGCGGAAGTCGCTCGGCGCGACGATCGACGCGACCCTCGACTACCGCCGGAACCAGGGCGCGGCGTTCCTCGCCACGGACTTCCAGCCGATGTCGCTCGCCAAGTCTGACGTCCTGACGTCGGCCACTTACGACGCGGGTCAGATTCTCTGCCCGATCGTGTGGTCAAAGGGCGACGAAGCCAAGAACCCATCGGAAAACCAGAAAGCGGCACTCGTGAAGTCGCTCCTTGAGAACGCGCTCGCCACGCATGACGAGCTCATCGAAGAGGCGCTCTTCTCGACCTCGACCAACGGGTTTCTCGGTCTTCAGAACGTTGTCCCGGATGCGGGCCAGGGTTCGCCTGGCGCGATCGACGCGAGCGTCGAGACCTTCTGGCGCAGTCAGACAGGCACCTATCTCGCGAACGGCACGGACATTCACGCCAAGCTGACGGCGCTGTGGAACGCCACCTCCAAGGGCTCGGGTGGGATGCAGCCGTCGATCATCGCTTCGGGTGACGAG